GTTCTGTACCACAAAAAGAACAAAAACTTACTACATAATGCCTGTCTGACATGTCGTGGCGTACTTTATATTCTGCCTCACACTCTTCGCATTCTACAGTTTTATTGATTATGATACTATCTGACATCTTATTCCCGCCTTTTCTAAAAACTCCTGTCCACAACCTTTTGTTGCGGTATACTCATTTATATAGTACACCTGCGAGATGCCAGCTTGATAGATAAGTTTAGCACACTCAATGCATGGAGTATGGGTAACAAACAATGTAGCACGTAGGCTTGACTCTGTTGAGCTACATAACTTCATTAGCGCATTTGCTTCTGCGTGAAGGACTTCAGGTTTTGTTTTACCATTCTCTTCACAGCAATTGTCCCAACCAGAGGGAGTACCATTGTATCCGATTGACAGTATTCTGTTGTCTCGTACAATGACACAACCTACTTGTAGTTTTTTAGCAGAAGATAACAATGCGGTATCTTTTGCTACCTTAACATAATATTGTATCCATCTATCTTTCAATACTTCCCATTCGGTCATGCCCAAACGTCTCCCCAATTGCCTGAAAGTGCTCCACGAGCATAGTCAGTTGCTCTGTTCTCAAAGAAGTTTGTGTGAGTAGGAGCATTAATCATTTCTTCAACCCACTGCAATGGATTCTTCTTGACTTTGAAGATACCCTTGAGTCCAAGACTAATCAATCTTCTGTCACAGATGTAACGAATGTACTTCTTCACATCTTCTGCGGTTAGATTCTCCATAGCACCCATCGCAAACGCTAGATCAATGAACTGATCTTCTAATTCTACCATCTTCTCTGCGATAGTATAAATCTTACCTTTGAGGCTATCGTTCCACAGGTCAATGTTCTCGTTTACATATTCACGGAATAATTTAATCATGTTCTCGGCGTGTAAAGTTTCGTCTACGATTGACCAAGTAACAATCTGACCCATGCCTTTCATCTTACCATGGCGTGGAAAGTTCAACAACATAATGAAAGACGAGAACAACTGCATACCTTCAGTAAATGCTGAGAACGCCGCAATGTTAGTAGCGATTGTTGTCTTGTCTTGTGTCTCCATCGAAAGTTCTTGAAGATAATCGTGTTTCTCTTTCATCGCTTCATATTCAAGAAACTCATTGTAAGTAGACTCAGGCATGCCCAATGTCTCAATGAGGTGGGAATATGCTGCTACATGAAGAGCCTCACGAGCAGCAAACCCTGCGAGCATCATTCTAACTTCAGGCTGTGGGAAGTTAGGCAAGTAGTTATTTACATAACCACCAGCCACATCGATATCACCTTGAGTAAAGAAACGGAAGATGTTAGTAAGAAATCCTTTTTCTGCATCAGACAGTTTTGATTTCCAATCTTTTACATCTTCGTTCATTGGTACTTCTGTGTGTAACCAATGAGACTGTTCGTGCTTTAGCCAGGCATCATATGCCCAAGCGTAGTTGAAAGGCTTGAAGTAACTTCTCTCGTCTGTTAATTTTAATTTTGTTGCCATTTATTCTGCTCTTATTTTATCTAAATTTTCGAAAAGTTGTTCTTTATATAGTTCATCAAACAAATGATATAGTACTATTTGTCTTGTGCCTTTTATGATACAAGTACCATACTTTTTCATTGGCTGTGTTCGTAAGCCACAATCTTTGTAATGGCGTGGTTTACACACTCTACCATTTATAAGTTGTGTGTCGTAGTAATAATTAGGATATCTTTTAGGGTCTGTTATTCTAACAATCTTATCCGCTAATTCTGAGTTATATTCTTCAAGTGTAATTATACCACCAATATAGTCTTCTGTCAATGCTTTATCTGCAATAAGTGAGCCTAATTGATTTGAGGTAGTCATCTTGTCTCTACCCAATGCTTTTGTGTGTGAAGGAACACTGTACACTCTAGACTGTACATACATGTTAGGATCTTCATCAAAAGGATAATAGCCATGTCCTGCGACTATATTTCCATCCTCCCGATAGATATAATAACCAGCTCTATCATCGTATCGTTTTTCTATGTAAATACAGTATAAAAGAGAATGAGGACTGTTCTGCCAATTTTCTGGCCTCATATTTATAGCTGCTGGTCTCTCATCATCAATCGCAGCTTCACATAAAGGCATTATTTTTTCTATAGGGTACTTACTTGTTACTCTTTCAACTATTCTTTCTAACATTCATAACATCCAATAAATATTTTTCTGCTTTATGCCTTTGATTTTTTGTATAGTGTTCTAGTAGTTCATTATAATTTATAATAGTATCTTCTGGTCTTCTTGGCGAGAGGCTATCAGTCCAGCATGAATCATCTTTATAAGGCATCTCATATTTTTTACAAAATTCAATAATTCCCATATCTAATAAATCTTCATAAAAAATAATAAAACTATTTTTCCATTTTGTCTGACCTATCTGACTTGCTTGAAATAATCCGACAGTGGTAAGTTTACTCATCATACTGTCAAATTCAGATGTACTAAATTTTAATCGTAAAGGAACTCCATCATACTGATCTGCATTGAACTCATTTGTCTTTACAGAAATAAGTCCGCTGCAAGTTTGCTGAAATACATTACGTCTAAGACTTACACATAAACTAGCTTCGCCGTGAGGCTTCAGTGAGAATATGCCGTGATCGTGTGTTACAAGATTGCATTCGGTACTTCTAGCAAGAAGATTTAAATTTTCTTCTGAGGTATTAACTTCATGTTTCTCATAGCCCATCTCAACTAAATGATGAGCTATGAGATTTGATCCAGTTCTACCTGGTGTTGCTATGACCCAATGCATTATCCCTCACATGCCAAGCATTCGTCATTGTTTACAAGTGCTGTCATGTCAATCTCTTTGATAATTTGACGTTCAATGCGATTAGATACTTTATCTGCTTTGCCTAGTTTCTCTGAACGGCAATAGTAAAGTGTCTTCAAGCCTTGCTTCCATGCCATGTAGTGAATAGCGTGTAGATATTTGATGTTAGAGTCAGGACGGAAGAATGTGTTGAGTGACTGTGCCTGATCGATAAACTCTTGTCTATCAGCAGCGTGTTCAATCACCCATCGCTGGTCGATCTCCATTGAGGTCTTGAATACATCTTTCTCCCACTGGTCCAAGAAAGTTAAGTGTTGGACTGATCCGTCGTTTGAGATGATTGATGACCAGATTTCGTCTTCTGCCTGTTTTGTTTCGCCAGCTTCAATCTTACTCTTAATGAGTTGTACCAGATACTTATTTTTGTTGAGATAAGCTCCAGAAAGAGTGTCTTGTCTATAAGCATTCGCCCTAAAAGGTTCAATGGAAGGCGAAGTGTTGCCCATAATAATACTGCTACTAGCATTGGGAGCAATAGCCATAACATGACTAAATCTAAGACCTCGTCCCCTAGCGTCTGGGGCTTCTCCTCTGGATTCTCCCAGTTCTTTATTTGCGTCATCAAGTTTTCCTCTTATGTGCTTGAACATTCTTAGGTTAGCGCCTTTAGCCATTGCGCTTTCCCACGGCAGATTGTTCTTCTGTAAATAAGCATGAAAACCTAGTGCGCCCACACCAATACTTCTCTCACGGCTAGCTGAGAATTTGGCACGAGCAACTTCATCAGGTGCGTTGTCGATAAAATACTGTAGTACATTGTCTAGCATCTCTGCGATATCTTTGAGGAACAAACTGTTCTTGCTCCAAGCATCGTAATGCTCAAGATTTACAGAAGACAAACAACAAACTGCTGTTCTGTCTTTGTTTGTAGGCAGAATAATTTCTGAACACAAGTTAGATTGATGTATCTTGAGTCCTAATTCTTTCTGCCATTCAGGCAAGTGACGATTACTTGTGTCAATGAAGTGAACGTAAGGCTCGCCTGTTTCCATACGAAGTTCAAGAATCTTTTGCCACAAATGTTTTGCTGATACAGTATCTCTGATTTCACCTGAGTGAGGATCAATAAGATTCCAACCATCATCAGAATCAGGATCAGTCATACATCGTTCAATGATTTCCATGAACCGATCTGAGATGTTAATGCCGTGATGAAGATTCAAACAGCGAACATTCGGATCACCTGTCGGCTTTCGCATCTCAAGATACATCATCACATCTGGGTGAGATATATCAAGATAAGTAGCGTAAGAGCCCCGTCTAGTGCGACCTTGGCGATATGCGAGGCACGATGCATCGTAAGTCTTGAGATGAGGCATAACACCAACAGACTTATCATCAGAGGAACGGATACCAAAACCAATCCCAACACCACCCCCAAGCATAGAAAGCCAATTTGTTTCAGAAAGATTTTCAACGAGACCCTCCGCTGTATCATTAATGTAGTTTAGAAAGCATGAAATAGGCATGCCTTTTTTTGAACGACCAAAAGAGAGAATAGGAGTAGAATAGGAAAGCCAATGCTTACTACTGTAATCATATAAACGCTGTGCGTGTTCTGGATTGCTACCAAACTTTGCGCTTACATGTGCGAATCGTTCTTGAGGAGACTCTTCGTCTTCTCGCATGTAGCTTTCTTTGAGTCTAGCTAGTCCTAACTTATCAAATAGCGCATCTCTGCCATAATCTATTTGAATTCCCATATACTCTTTTTTTGCCATTATAGTTCCTCTACTGCCTTCGCTACATCTGGAAAATGTTGACTGATAACATCCCAACATTTTTCTGCGATTTCAATGTGTTCTTTTTGTGTGCCGTTAGCCATTCTCAATTTGCAGTAATGTACCCACGATCTGAGAGTGCCTGACATGTATAGTGTTGTTTCAGTATTACCTTCTGGTAGTACTGCCCTTGCTTGCTCTTTTGCTATTCCGTTTTCTAACGCCCACTGGTAGGCATCGTTCGCTGCGTTGATGACTTTCTTTTGGGCCATGTTCCAACTTTCTGCCAACTCACGGTCTTTTGTTTCGATGCTGTTTTGACGATTCTTCTCGTCTTGTAATCGACATTCTCTCGTCTCGAAGTTGGTTGATTTTGCATATCTTTGTGAAAACTCCTGGAAACTAAAGCTACGATGCCTTATGATTTGCCTAGAGATGTCACGAGTAGTGGTAATCTCCATTGTAACGGAAACCATCTCAAATGGGCTCCAATGTTCATGTTTTATGAGATATCCTAACAGTTTTGATGCAGTTTTTGGGTTGTTTTGATTGTCCGGGTTACTTACTCTTGCTGCGTATGCGATTAACTCATTTGCCGTGTAGCAACCTGTGGCTGCTGATGGCTGGGTCATACCGACTAGACTAACACTCATTAACATTTTCTCCATGCTGTAAATTCAAGGGCGGCTTCAAGACCTTCATAAGTATTAATATCTATAATATATTGAATTTCTTCTTTTGTCAAGCCAGAAAGTATCATATCGTTAATATCTTTCTCTTCCATATCACTCGGCCACAAACAAACTCGATTGCCGGCGTTTATCTGCTTGTTTATCAACGAACAAATTTCTTTGTTTCTGGGTTGATTGTCGAAGACTATCGTGAAGTGAGTCAAACCTATCTTGTCAATTTTATGAAACGATGAACCGGCTGCTGCGATTGCGTTGTCTAGAAAAAGACTGTCAATAGGACCTTCAACGATATAAACTTCCTTCTCTCTATCTATAACATCTAGACCGAAAATAGTTGGATCTTCTTCTTTTATTTTGAGATTTATGTATCGAAGTGTTTCTCCACGAATACCTCTCAATGCCATGCCTGAAAGTTGTCCGTCTTCTCGAATGAAAGGCAGACAAATTCTCGGCTGCTTTATATTTAGTGCTTTTGTATATTTAGGATTTAGTTGTGACAGATTACGAATATCGTCTACATAATACAAACGATTGAACTGCGACTCTGGGATCATACTGTTCT